GCGAGCGTGCCAGACTGGCCAATTGCAATCGCCGTCGTCCCAAACGCTTCGCAGCTAACCTCATCGTCCTTCAGGGCTGGAGACTGAAAAACGCGGTTTGCCCCAGACGAAAGTCCAAGGTGCGAACAATCCAGAAGGTCGCCGCCCGGCGTTACAGTCACGCTGGTGACGGTGTACGCGCTGCCGCTGAACGTGAACGTACTGCCCTGAGAATCGGATGGCATCTGGCCTTCTCCTAGTGAGTTTTGGGCGGCAAAGCCCTACCCCAAAACTAGGCCACGACTGGGCAACCCTTGCAGTTACTGAACGCCGTCAATGGCGTTCTGCATGACTGCTTCAAGGTTGGCTTGCAGGGTTTCCTTCATGGCCGCCTTGTTCTGGAAATAGGCCAGCCACGCAAACCGGCGGGCCACGACTTTTCCACGGCCCGCACGCGGAGGCGTGCCGAGCTCTAAATACGGGCTGTGCGGGGCCACGCCCGACTTGTAGCCGACAAGTCCCACAACCGTCAGTCGTGTTTTGCCGCCATATTTACGCACCACAGTTCCAGGCGATGCACGAAGCCTGCCAGTGCGCTCCTTTGCTCCTAAAACGTTTTTTCGCAATGCCCACAACGCAGGCTGTAGTGCGTGCTCTACGGCTTCCACCACCTCAGACGGCTCAACTTGAAAAGCTTCCGCCAACGCTTTTTCTTTGAGCCAGCGGGCATCTTTCTGCGTCGTGTTGATTTTGAACGTGACTTCTCTGGCCATCACGTCGCCTCGTTTATGCGAAACTCAAACGACTGCTGCACCGAGTAGTACGGCAGCATCTGGTCATCGGCAGGCAAGTCAACTCCGTCTGCTTCCGTTTTCAGCGTGCTCCGCTGGATCGTCACGCCAGCGGTCGTGCCCGTCCAGCCGTCCACCGCCAGGCGTACCGCTCGAGCAATCGACTTCACCGACGTGTACGACGTGCCGTACGTAGTCAGCTGCAGCGTCACCACGGGGTTGCCGACGTTGCCGGCCAGAGACTGCGGACGCTCAACGGCAGTCCGCTGATATACGACAAGCGGCAGCGGCGTGCCCTGTGGGGCAATGAGCGGATACACCCGCGTGCTGATGAGCGAAGAAACGGCTGTCTGGCTCGTCAGGCGAGCGTACAAGAACGCTTCTGGTGCTTCGGGAAGGCTCATGAATCACGTTTCTCCGTGCAGATGATTTCTTGATGCCACAGCCGGTCACGCTCCAGCACCTGCCCAATCTCTAGCGTGCGGTTGCGGTACTGAATCCGCATCGCGGACGTGAGCCCGTCTAGGTAGCGGATCTTCACGCGGTGCGTCATGAAGCCCACCGTTTCAGAGAAACGCTCAGTCTCGCGGGCAGACAGAGATTCCACCGAAGCCCATACGGTGGCGAACGTGCTCCACGCCAGCGTTGGCTCACCAACCTCGTTTTTCGTGGTGGTGGCCTGCTGAATCGTCACGCGAGTCCACATGCCACCAGCGCGAAGCGTCATCGGTAGCTACCCCAACGCAGGGTGTCGAGCATTGCCTTGACGCCAAACGGCACCTCAGAGAGCGCCGTTTCCGTGGACGCATCGCGGTTGCTCCACAGGTGACCCACAACCATCTTGATGGCGGCAGCCACCCCAGCGGTGTTTAGCGTGCCATTACGAGTGCCGCTCACGGTCCAGTACGCTGTCGGGCCAGCCCACCACGTCACCTCAACGGCATTCTGGTCAACCAAGTGGCTTGGCCACGTTTGCCCGTAAAGCGGACGTGCCACACCAGGCGTGGCGTCGTAGTCCACACGGTAGAGTGATGACGAAAGCGTGGTGAGCGAAGAACCAGCAGTAGGCGTGTACCGAATCACGACCGGAGCGGATATGGTGCCAGAGCCAGCCTCGTAATACGTAGGCGATGCTGGCGGCCGTGGTAGTTCAATGTCCAGCTGCGGCACTGTGCCCTGGCGGCCATCAATGTTGTTGCCGTCCGCCTTCAAGCCAAACTGCACCGGCGAGCCGATGGCCCCGTAGAACGAGTCCAGCAGCATCGTGTACTTGGATTGCACAAAAGTGCGGTCGCAGTAATCCTCTGCCCATTTGCGGGCAGTCGTAATCAGGGCGGAAATCAGATCGTCATCGTCCGTGTTGTCGATGCGTAGATGCAGCTTCGCCTCGGCCAGCGAGACAGGCTCATCCCCGAACTCGTACCGTACAAGGCTGCGGTATCTCATCGGCGCTTTCTCCTGCGCGGGGCGTCTGCGGTTTCCACGTCGCGGTGCTCAACGGTCGCCACCTCGAGCAGGGGCAGCTCCTCAACGTGCTGGACGGCGTACCCGTGCAGCACAAGGCTCTTGGCTGGCCCCTTGTCCATCACGATCACGTCACCACGCCGATACGCTTGGTAGGGTTGCACAAACCGGATGCGGGCTTGGTCATCTCTCATGCGTTCATTTCTCCGTGCTCGATGCTGCCCCACGCCTCGGGCGGCCTGCGGCCACCCTTGTTCCAGTAGTCGCTAGGCGATTGGTAGACGGGTTTGAGGTCTCTTCCCGGCCAAGTGAATTTCAACTCTGCGTGGCCAATCGCCACCTGCGGGGCGATGCCCAGCGTGTTGCCGGCGGCCTTGAACTGCCGCCAGAAGTGGATGTCTGGGTCCGTCCTTGTCACCTCGCCGGCAGGCGCGTCGCCCCAGTGGCCATCAGGCCGGGGCGTGCCTAGGAACCACGGGGCAGCCGTCCGCTTGAGTGCTGAACTGCGGATGAGCGTGCAGCCGAAGTGAGCAGTTTCGACAGGCTGTATCACAGCCTCGAACCACGCATTGGGCAGCTGCACCATTTCAATGCTGCCGTCGTGCCCTTCGGGCGTGAACATAGGCACGCCCTCGTCGCGTTTCGTCTGCAGCGGGGCCACGGCGTCATACCCGCTTATCAGCGCCGCCGTCATCAGACGCTGGATGGTGTCGGCCTCGTACACGCTGTCGAAGTCCACCACCAGCACCCAGTCGGTGCGGTCAATCATGTCCAGCAGCACGCGGTCTAGGCACTGCTCCCAAAACGCACCAGTGAACTTTGTAGGGCGAATGTTCAGCGGTAACAGGCTCTGCATCGTGCAAAAGAAGTTGTCCTGAAAGCCAAGCCGGGGCACGCTGAACGCAGCCTCAACTCGCAAGTCGTGCTCGATGTTGCCTACGCGAAACTTCACGAGTGCTCCTTGGTAAACGCCAAACGGGCGGCCGGGCGAACCCAGCCGCCCGCTCTTGGGCGTTTTACTATGCGTGTCCAGCGTCAGAGGCTGGCGTAGTTGTTCACGTTGGCCGTGGTGGCGTCGTACGCAGCCTGCTCAGCCTTGGTCAGCCGGGCGTTGGTCACGACAGCCACCGTGTTGCCGGGGCTCGTCACCACCGTCAGGTACCGCTTGCGGCCACGCAGGTCGATGTTGAACCGAGCCACAGCACCGACGCTGGCACCAGTCGTGGAACCAGCACCAGCCGTCACCGAAAGGCCGCTGATGTCCGCCTGGCCCGAGCCGCTGGCGTCCGACTCCTGCACTTTCAGAACGCTGGCGTACGACGTGGTGGCAGCCGTGAACGGGCTGAAGATCACGTCGATGGCCGCATACTTGAAGCCGAGCGTGTCGATTTCGTGCGAGTGAGTGGCCGAAGCCGCGACGCTCGCCGCAGCCTTCGTCACGCTCTTGTTACCGCTGGCATGGTTCATGGTTCAAAGTTCTCCAGGGAAGGGTGAGTCAGGTTCAGGCGAGCTTGAGAGCCACAACCGGGCCGGCTTCGGTGGTTGAGCCGAGCGAGTGCACGTTGATGTCGAGCCGCTGAATCGCACGGAAGGCAGTCTGATCAGCCTCGAAGTAGCGATCGGTGCTCGTCGCAACTTGCATGTCCGACTTGACAGCCATGATGCCAGCCAGCGACAGGTCGCCAACGTAGGCAGCGATGGTTCCGGTGGTGGGGGCCGCAGTCATCTTGAGCACCCACACGACGGGCAGGCCAAGGAACGTGTTGGGCGTGCCCTGGGCGAGGTTGGCCGCCGTGTTGCCGCCGGACAGGGCACCGATGGTGCCGCTGCCAGCCACGCCGCTCGACAGCATCATGCGCTGCACGCTGTTGTGGTAGACGCTCGGGTGCATGTACCACGCCGAGGTGCCGATGGCGTAGCGGGGAAGCTTTGCCAAGCAGGCCAGGTAGTCGTCGATGTCCAGGCTGGCAATCGTGGTGTTGCCGGTGGCAGCCGTCGCAATGGACGCGGTGTGCGTGCCATCGTCGATCTGAGCTAGACCACGGATGCCGCCGTAGGTGCTGGTGCCGGTTCCGTTGAACGCCGCATCGTCGATGGCGGCGGACAGCGAGGTGGCGTATTCCTGGGCAAGCCACGATGCGACAGAGATTGCGTTATCGGAAAGCAACTCGTTAGAAACCTTGGTGGCACACGCCAGCTTCTTGGCCACCAGCTGCACCATCGTCGCGGTCGGGTCACTCGTCGTGATGGTGCTATTTTCTCCCAACCAATACGAGGTCACGCCCGACAATCTGCGCGGGACGAGAAGGGTATCGCTGGACATGGTGACGTTCTGAAACACGTTCATGGCCACGCCGAAGCGCTCGACCAACCTCACGATCGTATTGCTGAAATCCTCGAAGACGAGATTGCCGCCGAGGCTGTTCACCTGGCCGCCCATGTCGCGGTACTCAGTGCCGAGGTGGTCCGAGCACCACTGCCGGGCGTTCCGGTCACCGAAGTGAGCCTTGAGCCACTGGCCGCAGCGGTGGGCCATCTCGGGCGACTCAAAAATGCCGGGCTTGTAGCCACGGGTCGAAATGGGCTCAATGCGAGTCTTCACGTCGGTTGTCTCCACGGGTGCAGCGCGGTGCAGAACCTTGAGCAGTTCAGCCTTGCGGGCCTCAGCGGCTTCGCTCTTGGCAATCGCGGCCTTGATCCGCTCAGCCTTGGCAAGCAGGGAGTCGTACTTGGCCTGACGGGCCTCGACGGCCTCAACGGCGGATCGCTCGCCTTCAACGGGCGTGCCGTCCGTGTTCTCGCCAGCCTCTTCCGCAGCGCCCTCTTCATCAAGCATGCCGAGCTCAGCGAGAGTCTGGGCGAGTTCGTCGAGCAGTTCCTTGACGCGGCTGGCGGCCATGCGTGTGGCTCCTGTGTGCGGTAGGTGGTGACCTATTCGCACGGTAGAGCCGAGCC